CTTCATGCCACGGTCTTTATAAAAGCTCACTTAGGGGACCATTCCGGGGCACGACTCCCATAATCCCCTGCCCAGCAGCCGGGCAACCCTATAGTAACGATAACGTCCTAAGGTAGGGTGTTTTTACTCGCCTTCGCGAATCCTTTCAACACTTATGTCGTCTCTGGTTAAATTTGGATGTCTTGTAATTACTTTATTAATTACATCTTCTTCATTTTCACCCTCAACTCTTGCTTGTCGATTGTTTGATAACAATGTAACTAAGAATGTTCCTGGACCTTCATCGGTCTGTTCTGGCTCATCTTTTTCCTTAGGTTTTTCCGAAGCATATGAATGAGGCAAACGATCTTTTATATCAGCAATGGCTTGATTAATATCGTAACCGCCTTGCATAAGTTCAGTAGAGTTTTGTTTGATTTCTTCTGCTTTAGATTTCATAGCAGCAATAATATCTTTCATTAGTCCAGGAAACAACTCAGCAAACTTAGCATCACCACTTCTATAAGATAAACTTTGATTGCCGTTATTCATTTGTCCTGTAGGACCATGCATCTGCCATTTGCCGTTCACATCATCAATGTTTTCTTTGTCAAGGATACTGATAATAGGACCGTCCTTGGCATATCGATTAAACCATGTTAGACCGCTGCTTGACCCTGTACAGAATGAAGCATTGAAACCTGCAGAGTTATTAAATGTATAACAAGCACCATAGTTGTAAGGTAATGTAATTAAGAAACGTTCATTATCAATCAACGTTGTTTCTTTCTTTTCACGTTTATGTCTTTCAATCGTTTCAGAGTCTTTAATACGACGTAGTTCGTCGCGGTATTCTCTAGTTTGTACAATTGCCTGAATCTGGCGTAAATTTTTAAAACGATTAAAATCTTGATCTTTTTCTTTTAACTTGCCACGAATACTTAGAGCTTTCCAAGCACCTAGAGCATCGCCACCTTCGCCGTTAATATCTTCGTAGTCAACTACACCATTAGTATATAAACGAGTTAACCAATCATCAAATTTACCATCTTGTGAAAGATCGCCATAGTCAGTTGATCTTAAAGAAGCATCTAATAATTCACTCCACAAGTTTAGAATTTGCTCATCGGTCGGCTTAGGGCCTAATTTTGCCACTTTGTCTTTTGGCAATGTGCTGTCGTGACGCATTGCAATCCCAATCATTTTGATTGTTTTAGGATCTTTAATTTTAGCCGCTATGTTGGCTTCTGATATTACTTGTTCTAGTTTCATCCTGATATCAATGCCCTTTTAAAGAAAGATAGAACAGCGCCTAGTTTCTTTTGATCACCACCGGCAATGTCTTTTAATAATTGTTGTGTGCCTTCACTTCTTTCTGCACTAAATCTACTACCATAACTTTTTGTTATAGCGCCTGTTTGTTCTGGATAAAAATGACTAGATGCCATTAGTACAGAAACATTGATAGCATTAGAGATAAATTCCGGAGTAACATCTTCACCGGCTTCTAATGCTTCTAACCCACTTTGTAATTTACTAACATGATTTAATTTTCGCTGTGCTTTTTCAAACGCATCATTTTTAATCATATTAGAAACATGTCCTTTAACATCGGCCATGGCTGCTGTAATAGCACGAATCCACAATGGTCTAAATTTTTTAATTAAAGTTTCTTGAGTTACTTCGTTAGAAGTTCCTTTTTTAGCATCTGCACGTTTTTTCTGTTTATCACTAACTGCTCGAGTATTTTTACCTACATAAAATTTTTGTAGTTTTCCAATCTCACCTTTAAGAAAATCTAGAATATTTCCGCCGCGTCCATCTGATGTTGTTCGGATCGGGCCTCCGCTGCTGGCCACTGCATCATAAGTGCCGTTTCTTCCGGCTTTAATAGCACCAGTGCCTTTAGCACCTTGAATAATAACCCATGCACCCTCGTAGGCATTTTTTAAATCGCTCCAGGATATTTTATCCACTGGACGATAACCAATGTCGTGTGCTAGTTTTAAATCCTTATGCAGGGCTTGGACCACTTCTTTACCGCCAGTTTGACCAGCAATAAGACTCATAGATGTGCTTGCTTCGACTACGTGGCCTTCTAGTAATTGAGCAAATATTTGATAAGATTTTGGATTCATACTATATTTATTTTAATCGGCTTTTCCGCACTTGGCTCTTTTGGCGTTTGTTAATGCACCATAATCCACAGGCCATTCTTGTCCTGGTTGTAGCTCTCGAGCGTTAGCTGGAAATGCAAACTTTACTGCTGCAGCCTGTTCATTGCCGTTAATTGGGGTACGGAAAGTTAAATCAATGCCTAAATTAACATAGGGCTTTTTATGAGGGAACATCCAGCCAGCAACTGCTCCGGTTTGCTGATCAATTACAATCTTATAATATGCGTTTGGAACAATAACACCGTTACCAATGTACCCATCACCAGCGCCATATAATGCCCCCACGTAGATCGTAAATGCGCGATTCTGCTGTACCGCCCACCCACGTACTGAAGTTTCCAGTAGTTTCCATATTCCACGGTTTAAACTTCCATGCTGTGGATACATGTTGGTCATGAGAAAACTCTCATACTCCACGATTTGGGACCAACTTAGGTCACCGTCGGGAGCAGCATGTCCTTTGTCGTAGCCTGTGCCTGCGTAGTCGCTCGGAGTAGGCCCATTTGGAATACTCTGGTCCGCAACGAATGCGTTCGTACGTGGAAAGCATCCTAAAGCATTTTGTGGTAGTAGTGTGTAGGCCACGTAAGCAGGAATTTTAACAGGAGCATCATATGCTACAAGATATGCTTCGCGGCAAATTGGTTGTACTTGACGTTGTGTTTGTGCAAATCCATAAGGGCTGTGTACTTGACACGCCTGAACTGGCAATGGCGCTCTTTGTTCCCAGGCAAATGCTGTAGAAACAAACAGCGATAATAATAGTAGCAGTTTTTTCATATCTAGAACCTTATAATAATAGTATCAGATATTTATACTGCTTTTTCTGTATACTCTGCTTTATCCCAGCCTATTAAATAACTGGCTTTCCAATGGTTCTGTTCAAATCCTTGAAGATTTTCCCACTTGTCTCTTGTTTCCCAAATACGTTTTGCAGCATCTATCCAATCTGTGTGTCGAGCAAGATATTCAAAATTTATAATTCTATTTTTAAAATGTTCGTAATCATAGTTGTCATATTCTATGTGTAGAACTTCGTATACAATTCCAGAGGGAGATACAGCATCTAAGGCAAAATCAAATCCCCATTTACGTCTACTTCTAATTAGATAATCAGCTAAGGGATATGTTGATTTTATTTTTTTAAGTTGTTCTAAAGCAGCACCATCATAGGAACATCGACAAAGAAACATTGAATGATCAAGTATTAATCCTAAATCATCTTTTTCTAATTCAAACCAAGGTTCTTGCCAGCAATGATGATTTAATATATGATAATGAATAGGATATTCCATTTCATCGTAGAATTTTCTTTCTGCTACATTTAGTTCAAATCCGTCTTTATCATAGAACCTAAAATCATCTGCATTGATATTTTCAACCGCTCTA